GAAACACCATCAACTACAACTTTTAATTTTAATCTATAAGTTCTATTGATTGGATATGTTGCCGTATCTAAATAAAAATAATTTGATTTAGAATCGCAACTTAATTTAGAATAATCTCCAAATGGAATAATTACTTCATTTGTTCTATAATCTTCTATTTGATAATAAGATGATGTTGGTAAGTATTTTGATTGGTCATATTCAAATGTTGTTCCGAAAGATTTTGTAGGATAAATATCTCTACCTTTTACTCTAACTTTTGTTTTAGTATTATGAAAATATTCTTTTTGTAAATTTGTTACTACTATTTTAGAATTCTCTAATGCATCGGAACTAATTGAACCCGTTATTGGTGAAAGTGTACCTGTGTTAAATATACTATCATCCCACACTAATTCTAATTTTGGTTGATATATTGTATTAGTTTCTTTTGAGAAAAATTTTAATACACCATAATCCAATGAATCGTTTTCAGCATCAATACTATGTCTTACTATAAATCCATTATTTGGTAAAGAACCACTAATCCATTGATGTATAATATTTGTAACATCCATTCTAACATCATCTGGTTGATAGTTATAGGATTGAGTTGCAGAGCCTGTTATATACCACGTACCACCTTCTGCATTTGCTGAACCTGTTGTACCTGTCACAAAAACAGCTGTTCCACCTGTTGTATTATCTTGCCACTTTGTTGTTCCGTTTCGGTATTTCCAACTAACACCATCCGATGTTATGTTATCAAATTTTGTACCAGTTCCCATTGTCCAACTTTGAGAAACTGCGTTTGCATAAATTGAATATTCTAATGGTAACTCTTCCGAATTTGCAGAACGAAGAACTAAAAATACATTCCAATTAGCATTACCAATTGTTTGTATTTCGGACTTCAATGAGCCTGTATCAAATTTTATTAAGGTTCTTGCTATATCTTTTGTAGAACCATAATAGAGTTTACCTACTTCCAATATTTCATCTCTACCCGCATTTTGGTCAGGTTGTTGTAGGTAAATACTTGCGTCGTATGATGATGTAAAAAATTTATGCATATTATAAAGCTCTTCCTTTTATATCTTTGTTTGGAAATCTAACTTCGAAAACACAAGGGTCTAAAGATGGATAAATTATCTTACCTCTAGTCGCCTCATCTAAATTATATTTGTTTGGTGAATATCCTGCACCACCATCACCGCATATATTATAAAGTTTAACAGATGGAACACTCATTACACCCTCTACATTTGCTAATATTAATTCTATTTCAGAAATATTTATTGGTTTGTTAAATGTCCAATTATCTATGTTAAAATAATCTTGTAATTCTGCTAAACAATTTGCAAGAACTTCTCTTTTGTTGTAATTTGAATAACAAATTATTTCAAAATCAATACCAATGTTTACAACAAATCCATCTATAATATTTACACCATCCGTTAAAATACGATATTCACCTAAATAAGTTTTTAAATTTTCTTTTACGGCTGTATTTAAATTTGTTAATTTTTTATCCGAATTATAACCTAAAACATACATATTGATTGCAAATGGATTATTAACTTCATTTACATTTCCTCTTTTTTGATTCAAATATTTAGCAAGTTCAGATTGTATATCATTTTTTGATAGGCCTTGCATCGATTCTACTAAATTTGTAAATTCTTGCAAATTTTTAGGATTAGAAAGTATTGATGCCGGTGAACTATTATCTATTTCTCCATCCGCAGTTACATAAACTTTTGCAACACTTCCATATCTTTCCGGCATAGATAATGCTCTAACAACATAATCTTGTTTTGTCACTGCTCTATTTTGTGAACCAAACATTGCTAATGCATTTTGTCTGATTTCCTCAATAGATTCACCACCCCTACCGCCAACGGCAGGTTCTAAATTTTCAACAGCTATTGAATCTTTGTTTGATTCGTATAAAGCCGCTTCGGCATCGGATAAACTTAAAAGGTCTTCTTCAAATTCTATTCTATCTATAACTGTTAAATCTTCCGAATTTATATTGGATTCAACACCACCACCAACTAAATACTTTATTGTAAGTGTTTTTCCAAATGGAGATATACCAAATGTATTTGTTTTTAAAAAGTTTGAAGGGTCAATTCCTTCATTTGTTCTTTTTATAGAATTTGCTAAACCCAATCCAACGTTTTTAGTATTTGGTAAAAGTATTTCATCCTCAAATCCTGCAGAATTATTTCCACTTCCAAACTCAAGCGTTATAGTGTTGTTTGCGTTTATTTTACTAGAAAATCTTCTTGGTACTTTTTGAACCTCAAGTATGTATGGAACAGTTGCTGCAGCTGCAGATAAATTTGAATTGGATTCTGTATTTGGTTTTTCTACAAATATACTTTCTTGCGCTAAATATGGAACTTCGTACCATTTATTTCCTTGTGAATCGGTTACGGATGTAATGGATATTATATTTGTTTCATTTAAATCTATACTTGGATATTCCGAATTATCGGTTATATCGATTGTTATTTCTTTTTCTTGCGCAGATATTGCTTTTACTTTTTTTGTTATTAAATATAAATTGGGTGCGCCTGTCGCAGAGTCCCTACCAGCAACATCTATTTCTCTATCCGTTGGATTAGAAAAATCAATAGTATCCGTTGTTCTAAAAATTATAGATGAATTTGTTCTCGATTGTACTTGTAATCCATCTTTTATTTTAAAATAATATTTAGAATTTGGTTGGAAATTACCTCCTGCACCATTAGCTGGAACGGTTTGGTATACTGTCAATGTTGTAACAGCTGGTGCTGTTAGTTTTGGTTTATATCCCAATGCTTGTGCTAACGATACAACATTTTTTCTTTCGGTTGCATGTAACAACATTGATTCTTTTAATTGAACATCTTGATAAAAAGATAGAACATCTCCGACATATGAAGCCATATCTAAAAATACACCACCAGGTGAAGCTTCGCTAAAATCAGAAAATGTATTAGGAAAATATGTTTTAGAGTATTCGACCAAATTTTGTCTAAATGATGCAAAATCTTTACCGACATAATTTATATCCCTATTATTGTTTTTCCAATTTTTATCCGTTGGTTTTAGTGCCATCTATTATTGTTTTATACTTACATTTATTGTTTCGGAAAGATTTTCATTTGATTTTAAAGAAAACCTTACTTCTAAATTTATTTGATGTTTATCAATATCTTCATCATCATAATCAAAAATTATTTCATCAATATTAATATAGGGCATCCAAATATTTACTGCTCTTATTATTGTTGCCTCTATTTTATCATCGATTTCACCAGTAATAATTGGTTCAAATAGTAAAGACCAAATATCACAACCAAATTCAGGATACATAACTCTTTCTCCCTTTTTTGTCATTATGAGATTTTTTAAATTATCTCTAGCCTGCGAAATAGTTGTAAAATTGACAGAAAATATACCATTAGAATTAGAACTTCTATCTATACCTATACCGATTACCTTATAATCGTTTTTAGATAAATCATTTACATTAACTTTTCCTAATTCTATTGCCATTTTATCTTAATCCTTTTTCTTTTTCCTGCTTTGTGAATACTTTTGTCAATTGAGTATAATCTCTATTTAATGCCTTTTGAATTGCATCCAATCCTGCATTACCCGTTGATGGTATTTGTTTTGGTGTTTGTTGCATTCTGTAATCCATAGTTTCCCAACCATCCTCTTCATATCTTTCTGGTTGTATCATATCTAATACAGAACTTTCATCCATCATTCCACCTTCTGCTCTTTGTGCTGCAGTGAACGGAGTAGTTTGATTTAAGACTTCATTTAATATGTGATTATTTGAAAATTGCTTTGTTGGTCTATGTAAATCAAGTTGTGTATTTTTTACTGGTTGTTTTTTAACTTCCGTCATTTCCATTAATGATGGTTGTTTTCTTTCTTTGTTTAATGTAACTGCACCGGACTTAATCAATTTTGCCAATTCTTCTTTGACTTGTTGCTTAACTTCGTTTTTTACAACTTCTTTGATTAATCCGACTAATAATTTCGAATCCATAATAATTGTTTTTAATAAATATTGAAAGTTAAAATTTAATTAGGGTACAATATATCCAGACCAGGGTATAACTCCAGGAGCAGGTGGTGCTGGTGGTGGATATTGTGCTAATACTATGTATAATCCACTAACAGTACTCAAATGTATTTTTGCTGCATTAATAAATGCATCTAAAAATACCGATGGATTATTGTTTGGTGGAACAGGAATAGGTGTCCAAACTCCTGGGTTTAAAACCAAACCTTGTGTAAGTGCTATACTTTTTATTGCACCCGGTGGAGGTATTATTGGTGGGATTGGCATCATTAATCCACCCGTCCAATAGGTTATAACTGCAGGCCCTATAACATCTAATAAAGTTAGCGAATTTGATTTTTGTGTTTGTGATAGTAACCCAACTATTTGGGCTTCCATTGCTGTTACGTTTCCTTTCATCAATGGGATTGGACTTACCGTTTCTTTTCCTGCTTTTATAGCAGTATCATATGCTAATGCGAATGCTTTCGCAAATCCTGCCATATTGTTCCCAAATGCGTGTGATTGCATCACCGGCAGCAAAGATGCTTTGAAAATACTCCATGACATTAGTTCTTACTTAAAAAGTTTTTAGCTGCTAATATTGTTTTTAATTTAGATTTTATCTGATTAAACGTAGCTACATTTGTAGGCCCCGTTGCAGATGGACCAGCTGGTGTTAAATAAATTTGTTTTGTTATTGCATCTATTAAATCTTCTAAAATCTTAACTAACTCACCACCTAATACCATTTTTTGTACTGCCGCTCCTGCATCACCTTCACCTTTATCTTTTCCTAAATATATTTTACCACTATCCGAATTTAAGAAAATATTGTTAGAACCTTCCGAATGTATTGTTATGTTTTTCTTATTGTGAAAGTAAATTTCCTTTTCAGCATCAATTGAATAATTACCATCCGTAATTACTCCCGTATTTCCCTTACCAAATATTATAAACTCTTTTGCTTTTGCTGATAGTACTATTCTATCCGAATTTAACCAAAATTGGTCACCCTTTAAATCATCTGATGATGGGTATTCTTTAAATCCTACTTTTGTTTTTTCAATCGTTTCTTTAAACGGAACTTTTACTTTACCAGATGTTAAGTAAATAGATGTACCATCTTTGTTTATATCTTCTTCTATTAACTCACCAATCTTCTTATCATCTAATTCTGGGTTTTGTTTATTACGAATGAATATAGATGGTGATGATGTTTTATCATCTTCTGTTAGGAAAAATTCGGAAAAACGAATTGTGTTACCAACTCTACCTTGAATTATCGTATCACCTTCTTTTGGTTTTAGAAACTTTATTTTTTCGTTTACTTTGTATTTTTTAGTTTCTGATTTTTTAGCAGGTGGTGGGGTATTTGTTGTACCTGTTTGCTTCGTTTCTTTATAATCTTTTGCAGTAGATTTTGTATTTGCTTCTTCTGGTTTTCTTTCTTTCGATGTTTCGGATGTTTTATAATCTTCTCTATAATTTGGATATAGAGTGGTAGAGTATGGTAACCAGAAATACTCATTTTCTATTTCTAAAATAATTACAGTCTCACCTTGTATCGGATATGTAAAATTATTTTTATCAAATGGAAATGCATATGCTTCTACGATAATAGGAGTTTCTCTTGCATATGTTATTGCTCCCAAAAATCTAGAATCTTTATCTGCAAAGTTTTTGTTATCATTATATTTTAAAAGAAAATCATCTTTTTTTTCGGTATCGAAAAAATCTTCTTCTTTATAGAATACTTTAGTTACCGTTGCTAAAAAGGATACCATTATTTAATCTTTTTTGTTATTTCTTCAATCTCTATTTCAATATCCGTAATTCTTTCTTTGTTTTTTGCATCAACTTCATCAATAGTTTCTTCTAATTGAGAAAACAATTGTGCTTTCTCTTGCTCACTTAACCAACCATCTTCACCAATACCCTTTGCTTCTGCTGCAGCAAGTCTTTGTGCAATAGTTGCCATCTTAATTAAGTGTTCATCATTTTTAACTGATACTTCGATAAGGTCTTTTATGATTGGGGCAATAACTGTTGCTTCACCAACGTTCTTAATTAATTTCCTCAATGATTCAATTAAATCGGAAATGTTTTTCTTTTTGTTTTGTTGGTTTTCGTATATATCTCTAAATAATGATGATAGATTTTTACCATCAAATAGTTGAAATTCTGAACTCATAATATCACATTCTTTACTATATAATTATAAAATTCTTCACTTATTAGATTATATCCCAATTCGTTTGGATGTTGAGCCGGATTTTTTGTAATCATTTTTTCATCTTCAAAGCAATCTGTTTTGGTTTCTATTAAAAAATCTTTAAATGTTTTTTTCATAAAATTCCAATATACAGATTTATCAATTAAGTGTGTAATATCATCCTTTGAATCCAAATCAACAATCATTTTGTCAAAAGCATCTGCCATTATCCATTTCACACCATAATATTCAAATAACTTTTGTAAAAATATTATATAATTTTGATTAACAATATTATAATAGTTTTGATTAAACATTTGGTTTAAAAAAAATGATTTATATTCTGATAGGAATAAATCGTAATTAGAATTATTGCTTTTATAAGAATTTATAAACTTTTCAGGTAAATTAATTAGATGTTTTACAGACCAACTAACCCATTGTTGTCTTGGTAAAAATGCAGCGTAATCTCTTAAAGATGAACTCCATAATACAATTACAAAATCACCTCTCTTAACCCTACCATTCGTAACATCATCTATAATTTGATTAAATATTACTGCGTTTGGATTTCCACTTTTACCATTATTAATCCAACTCAATCCTAATTTGTTTCCTAACAGTTTTACCCAAGAGTGTTGATTTCTATATATGATTAAATCCTGATTTTTTAATTTGGATTCTTCATTTAAATTACATCCTTCACCTTCGGTCCAACTATCACCGTAAGCATGTAATATCATTACTTATAAATTATAAAATTATTAATTACTAAAACATCCATATCACAATTTAGGAATGTCCATATTGCTTTATCTGGATCATTTGTCATTGTGTGGTCTTTTAAATTAAATGACGTATTTAAAAGTATAGGGGTACCTGTTAGTTTTTCAAACTCTTTCAATAATTTATAATATAAAGGGTTTTGTTCTTTTGTTACAGTCTGTATTCTTGCACTATTATCAATATGTGTTACGGATGGAATTGGTATTTGTGAAACTACTTTTACAACTTGATTCATATATGGTACATCACCTTCGGAACTAAAATATTTTTGATAATCTTCTTGTGTTACTGATGGAGCAAATGGTCTAAACATTTCTCTTTTTTTGACAACTTTATTAATTTTATCTCTAATATCTGGAAGATGTGGATTACCCAATATAGAACGATTGCCCAATGCTCTTGCACCGAATTCAGTTCTACCTTGAAACCAACCAACTATTTTTCCATTTTTTACATATTTTGCAATTATTTGGCATAAACGTTCTTCATCAGGTGCAACTTCAACACATAATTTTTTATTTTGCTTTACAATATCTCCGACTTTAATATTCCATTCTGGTCCTAAATATGGTGATTGATTATCCCCACCATGTACTTTTGGATTACCTAATGTAATATGCCAATGCCACAAACATGCGCCAATTGCAGAACCTGCATCCGATGGCGCAAATGGTATCCATACATTTTTAAAAGTTGTATGATGTTTTATTTTACCGTTTGCTGTTCCGTTATATGCACATCCACCACCCAATACTAAATTCTCACTATTCCAATTACTATTTACTCTGTTTAAAATAAAATAAAATTGAGATTCATACCAGCTTTGCAATGCTGCGGCTAAATCTTTATGATGTTGTTCAATTGATTCACCTTTAAAACGGGGTGGAAATCCTATTAATGAAATCAAATTCATATTAAACATATCCGTTTCTGATGTGCGATATGTGAAATATTTTTGGTTTATGTTTACTAAATCAGCAAGCCTTTCATAATACGTTATTTTATCAAACACATGTTGATATTTTGAACTATCCCCATATGGTGCTAATCCCATAACTTTATACTCACCTTCATTTGGTTTAAATCCTAAATAAGCAGTTAATGCAGAATATACCAATCCCAATGAATTCGGAAAATTTAATGATGTTATTTTATGAAATTTATTATTTCTAATATAGCATGCTAAAAGTGTTTCATTTTCACCTACTCCATCAATTGATACACCAATTGCATCATCAAATGGTGATGTGTAATATGAAAATGCTAAATGAGATAGGTGGTGTTTTGTATATAGTATTTCACCTGTATATCCGATGGTTTCTAAAAGGCCTTGTAAATTACCTTCGGTTTCATTCCATCTTTTTTCAAATGCTCTCCATTGTGGAAACCATCTTCTCAATGGAAACCATTTAGAACCTATTTGATTTTCAACTCTTTTAAATTTTAGGTCAGGAGATTCATACCAACAAACCATATCAACTTCATCGATTGTTATTTTTCCAAATTCTAAAACCCATTGGATTGCCT